TTGTTCTACCCTGCGCATAAAGCTCCAACTGTTCTTTTTCGGTACGATGTGTACAAGTTAAGAATGGCTGTGGCAAATCAGGATGCAATTGAGCAAATGCTTTAGACGCATCTACCCATGCAACCTGTAATGCTTCAACACAATCTTCAATCTTCCGACTGGGCATTAACTGATTTTTTTAGTTTACGCTTTTCAATAGCACGAACGATTAAACCGAATACAATTAATAGTAATTCACGGATGACATCCGCATTGGTGTTAGGTAGTAACTCTTCCATAGCTTAAATATATTTATTTATTATTTGACTTTAACACTATCCGATTCCTTCTTATTCACAGCACGTAGCTTCATTGCAAGTTCTTTTTCATACTTGCGTAGTCGTTCTGTGTAGTCCTGTTTTAGTGTCTTCTTTTCACTCATGGTATGCGATTAAGTATGTTTCTACTATACGTTGGTCGGTAACTGATAGCAGTATTACCAGTGCTAAACTGATAATTCAAAGTGTTAGTAACATCAGTACGAGGTGAGCGGTCAGGCCACGTAGCAGTTGAGTATTCAGGGAATAAACTGCTGTTGGCACATAGGTAATCAACAAGCAAAGTGGTGTAATGCTCTGCATTTTGCCTTGCGCGATCTATCATATCCTTCATTACAAGGTCCGATACCGGTTGTGTATCTTCCGATTGACGCTGTACAAGTGTACCATTGTCCAAACGATAGCACAGGTTAGGTGTAACATCCACCATTACCCACCACAGCAAACACTTTTGAATGTAATCTTCTAAAAGTATTTGATAGTTACCTGCAATAGTACCACCTGCTACATCTGCTTTAATCTTATTCATCAAATCAGTTCCCAAAAAGGGAAGTAGCCACTTATCCTGTGCAAGATACACGGACGGATACAGCAGGTTAGGGTCTACACTACCATTAATAGTGGTGTACTTCTTTATGTAGTTCTCTGATATTAGTAGTACTTCGGGCATAGTTCAGTTATTTATTAGCGAATCTTGGATTATCAGGTAAGAAACCTTCATAAGGCATATTGCGTGGTTCAATAGCTACCTTTGGATTGTTCCGCACTTTATATCCTGCCTTCTTTACACGCACATCTAATGCTTCTTTGATATTCGGATTAGTTAAATCTAAACCAAACCCTTTAGCACTTGCAAAGGTCATCTTGCGCCATGTATGGCCACATGCGCCACCGCCTTTGTACAACCAAACCGAATACCTGTCAGCACCTCGTGGTCCCCATCCTTCATTGACTATTTGCTTACCCATTTGCATGATGTCTTCTTTACGATAAAGTTTATCGGCAGCTATCATTTTACGGCAAAACTCACGCGAGTTATCACGGATTTCACCGTTGTATTTATAGCGTGTATAGAACTTCACATCTTCTATCGTTTCATCCTGTGCAGATTTCGCATTGGGTCGTGCAGTGCCTGTGCTGGTAGTTGCAAAGTTGTGTGATTGTATGCGCTCATTATCCTCATCGTCCGTATCGTAGTCAACATCGTACTCATCAATCAATACCCAGTCTTCATCTTGGTCTTCACCTAATGCAATCAATGCATCTGCAACTTTGTTATCATCAAAGTCCGCATCTACTTTTTTTTTAAAAGCAGATTGTATTACCTCCGTAGGTTGTAAGCTACCCGGCATAACATCGGCAAAGATTGCATCAACAGTTGCCTGTGGTAATGTCGGGAAGGCAGCACCAACAATAGCTTTTGCACTTGTTACAGGTACTGCACCTGCTGCACTCTGCATCACGATGTCAACAAGCGATGCTATCTGCGCACCATTTAAGGCTGTTGCAGCTACATCCGATGTAGTGCCTGTTGCATCTACAACCGCTTCAGCTTGCTCAACTGAAAGTGGTGTGTTCGGTACAATCTCAAAGGTTACACCGGGCAACTGATTGCTCAATAGTTCTTCAATACTTGTATTTATCTTTTCCTGATATCCCTCAATCACCTGCTTATTAAATATCTCAAGACCTGTAGCCATTTCATCTTTATTGCTACCAAAGCCTGATGTTTCGCGAATACCAAACAGCAGTGGTGTAGTAACACGATGCGCAGTGATTATCTTTTGCGTAGCAGTAGTATCCATTAACTGGTACTGCTTATCTGCATCGTTAACAGGGAATGGTGTGATTTCAGTCTTAGGTTGATCACGTTCATTAAAGAACATTACTACCTTACCTGCATTCCTTGCACCACTCATCTTGTTTTCCCAGTCCATCATCATCTGCTGCTTCTGTTCAGGTGTTGCCTGTCCATTGTAGAAGTTGATAATGGTAGAAGGGAACAAACCATTACTGATTTGATTGATGTGGAATATGCTTATCTGCTTATCTAACTCAATATAGTTGATAGCACTCCAGTAGTCAGGACGTGGGTATACATCACTACCTGTATAGGTGAAGCACCAATAGATTTGACGTGGTTCTTCATTACGTGTGAGGTAATTGTACTTCGGTATAAATTCAGGTGTGTTCTTTTTCTTCCGGATGTTACTCCAGTCGTAGCTATGAAATATTCCTATCTCACTATCATCATCCTGATTCACTGCTATTCTGCACTCTTCAAATGGAATAGCATTTAGCTTTGATATCACCGTGCGGTCATTACTCCAAATGACTTCAATAAAAAAACCACCAAACAACTTTAAGTCATGCGCACAGGCATAGGTCAAAGTGTTTACATCTAATGCATCTAATTCGGCTTGATATTGTTCAGACTTAATACCCTTACCTGCTATCATATCACCAATAGCAACTACCAAACTACCATGCACTGGTGATTCATGTGCAAGGTCACGTAGGTATTGTGGAAAATCGTTTTGATCTCCATAATTAACCCAACCTTTTCTATCTAATTTTTCAGCATCACTCTTAGCAACATACTCACTAAGCTTCAATGATACTATGTTTGATTCGTTATGGTTCATATATTATATCGTTTGCTATGGTATCAGTTGGTACATCAAACCAAGTTGTATTATCATTTAAAACAGCATATCCACGTTGACACAAACCAACAACAGAAGCATCTGCCGGGTTAGTATTGCTGTTAGAATTTTGACCATACACTTCATAGCGGTATCTTCCTGCTAATGTAAGGCCAACAGTCGTTATTTGCAGTTGAGTTATGCGCACACTTTCACTTAAGATATTAGCAACCTGTGCTAAGTATGTGCCTGTAGTACTATTTTCTTCGTGTGTTAGTACTATCAAGTAATCCGTAAATGGTGTAGCGAAGTATTGTCTTGCTTCATCTAAGCTAAGAAAAGCAAGTTGATTTGCTTGATTTGTGAATAGATATATCATGCTTTTATATTTAAAAAGGGCAAGTCAAATATAACCTGCCCTTTTTTTCAATACAACAATAACACACGAACGGAACAATCCTTAGTAAGCAGGGCTTACAGTAATAGTTGGGAAATTATCAAAAGGTACTGATGAGAATTGCTCTAAGTGTACTCCTGGTTGCAGATTTTCTGCAACAGTAGTAACTTGATAACCCATCAAATCCGCTTTCTGCGCACCTGATTGAACAGTACCTGCAGTCAATTGCGAACCTTCTGTAGTTCCAACTAATAATATTTGGTCATCATTTGTACGTACGAATACAATCATTTTTGCTTTGGCAACATTCAAGAACTCGTTACGCATAGCCTGATTCAATTTACCAAAAGTCCATTGAACTTCCTGTGAGAAGTAAAGTGTACCTGTTTCCAAGTTTTTGTTTACTGTCTCAACATAAGAACCGCTGTTGCGGAATGGAACATAACGATAAACTGTCCAGGTAGGAAGTCCATCAACTTCACCTGTTACGAGATCATAGCTAACCCCAGAGATGAAATCAACACCTGTTACAGGATCAGTATAATTGGCAACAAGTACCTCTTTAACACCACCGATTCCTTCGAGGCACGATAATGTAAAACCGCTAGTCAACTCACAAGCCATAGTAATTTTTTTTTATTTGGTTAAAAGGGGCAACCCGAAGGCTACCCTTTTTTGATTAATTATTATTTCCAGTAGGTGATGTCTTCACCAACACAGATCTGCGCACCGAGGTAGAAACGTGCGCCATAGCGTACATTCTGTGAACCATCCAAGTTCTGCATATCCAATACAAACACTTCGTTCATTTGGTTTTCCTGCCAAGTACCAAGCATCAGGTTTGACTTCTGTGCGAAGATGATAGTGTTAGCAGACATACCTGGACATACTGCGATTTCGTACATACCGACAAAACGCTTCTGTACTTCTGGGCCTGCAGTAGCATACCATCCGTTGCCGTCAGCGATTTGAGCTTGCATATAAAGTTCCCATGCAGCCTGTCCCATGTAAAGTGTTGGCTTTTCGGCAGCACCTTTAACACCAACAGAAGCAGTGTTGATTACATCCCAAATAGTAGCAATGATGTTAGTCGAAGAAAGCGCACCTGAACCTGCAGATACAGCACCGCTACCACCTGCAGTAATCAAAGTTTCAAAACCATCGTACTGACCTGCTGTTGCGTTAACACCTGACCACATGATAGTCTCGTTATTAGCAGCAATACCGCTTACCATACGCTCAATAATAGCATCTTGGATTTGGGTATTTACACGACCGCTCATAACGTCAGCAGTTGACCAATCAGTGAAAAAATCTTTCTTACAGATTTGACGCTGAACTTGGAACTCTTCCAAAGTCAAGATGCGCTCAGTCAAAGTGATTGTTCCGGTTGGAGTGAAATCACAAGTACCTGCAGCAAATGTTACAGTGTCATCAATTTTACGTGCAACTGATTTGTAGGGAACGTTTGGTTTGAAGGTAACGTACTGAGTTGATACGTTAGCCTGGAGTGCTTTCGCACAGATTTCACCAGCTAATTCACCTGCATAGGTGGTGGTGAGTGAAGTTGTTGTTGGCATACTAATTTAAATTATGAGGTGAATTATTTACTTTGTTTAGAACGCAATTCAGCCATGAAGTCAGCGAATGAAGTACCATTCGATGCTGCAACAGGTGCTGCGTTTTTCTTAAATTCTTGTGACTTTACAGAAGGTACAGCAGGTGCTTTCTTAACTGAAGCAAGTTCAGCCTTAACAGCATCCGCATCTTTCTTAGCAGATTCTATCGCTGCACTAAGTTCAGTCTTTTCAGACTCAAGCACAGCAATACGCTCAGACAATGAACCGATAACAGCTACGAGGTCTTCGCTGCTCATCTCAGTTGATTGTTCTTCACGCTCAATTTCGGCAACCATACCATCCTCGCCTACTACGACTTTGGTAACACCGTCTTCAAGCAAGTATTCACCTGCAGCTACTGGCACTGGATTACCTTCTGCATCCATTGTGTAGATATCTACACCAACTACCCACTCATTAGCGGTAGAATAGATTTTAGTACCATCAGACAAAGTGCCTTCTACTGCAAACTTCAGTTCCGATACCGGTGCTTCTGTTGCTGTAGTTTCTTCTTCGAACTTGATACCAACAGTTGAAGGATCAATGCCGTACTTATTGAAAACGGATTTGATTTGTTCTTTAATGTTTGACATTTGTTGGATATTTGGGTATAGTAGACAAAACCCCT